CCGGGATTTTGTCCTGTTTGCCAGACAAATGTGGTTAAGTATGACTCGCGTTGCGCAATAGATTTTATGGTGAGTAAATCTTCACCACCTAATCCAGCTATGCGCGGATCAATGCTCAATTCTTGTTTGTCATCCACTGTTAATTTTGCACACCCATCTGGTGTGGTAGTGGTTGCTAAGGAACTATGATTTGTGGGCCTCATAGGCGTGCAATTCTTTGTTTCTGCTGGTCGTGAATAACCAAACAACTTTGCTATTGCAGCAGTAGAAGTTGCAGCCTGATGTGTGGCCATGGCGAAAGGACCAATATAAGGTATTTGCGTAAAATATTTAGCATATCTTGCCACAGCTGTTGCTGGACCGGATATCTTGCCAGTTGCATTTGCCTCATCGGTTTCATCACCATCTTGGGGCTGTAGATCGTAATGATCTACAGATGTTAGCACATCTAACCTCACATCTGTCATCCATGCAAAACAATTCACGGTGATTGGATCACCACCATCGTTTGCATGTTTGAGCTCAGTTAGAGTTCGAAGATAAACAGTTCCCATAGTGCTCGCATCATCATTATCGAGCGCAAGGGAGTTACGGTACCAAAAGAATGGGCACACAATTTCACCTCCGGTTGAAGTAGTTGGATTTATAAAGACCTTCGGCATTTGTGATCCTTGCACTAAATCTTGTGCAGTAATCATCAATGTCGCTTCATCAAACGCCGCCAGTGGGTGGTACATAGCTAACATCCTACCGTAGTAGAAACTATTACCATTCACAGTAAACTTCAGATGTAGAGTACCTCTCAATAAATGATAGTTACATATTCTGTTGCTCACGCGTACATTTGATAGAAATAAATCCCATGGATCAAAATCAGCAGTAGTGTTCGTGCTGATAGCCCAATCGGTACTAAAAATCTTTATGGGGCGAGATAAGAATTTGTCTAATGCTAAATCCTCTGGCTCGCCAGCAATCCTAGTGGAATCTGAATATGTTTCAACATCCGTAATGTAGGATGTACCTGCATCATGGAAAACAATATTTTCTTCCGTTCGAGTGTCGCCTTCAGTCCGAATTTCCATTCCAGACTGCGGCTCAAAGTCATAACAACATGTGCAATGCTTTTCATGTAATCCACATTCAGCACAAAAGTCTAATGGAACAATTTCCATACCAGACTGTGCTTCAAACATATAATCGTCACGCATAGGGTACATCTCTTGAGTTTTCTCATATTGTCGTTTATGTCGAACTTGGTCAAGAACTTTCGCCTTTTCACTTCTTTTTGTATTTTTGTTTTTATCAGTTTTCTTATTCTTATTATATTTATTCATAAATTTAGTTTTCATAGAGTTACCGAGTATATATACACAAATTCTGAGGAACACTCAATCCTCAGAAGTGGGAAATTTTGTTGGCCGACAAAACCTCACTTAATAGTGCTTGGTCTACGTTGAGAAAAGCCTTTCAGATGGAGCGCATTTACCTTTACACTCACTCATCCTATGGTAACCAGGACTCAACGCAATTTTGCTTCGAACCTCCTCCAGATTTGAAACTGGAGCTGACATTTTATGGGTTGCCAGGGGCCCAATTTATTGCTCATCATAATCGATGATAATGCTAAATGGATTGTACTCACCTAAGTACTTTTCCTTCCATTCTGCAACACGTTCATCATATGTTTTGTTGAGCGTCGTGCATAAATGAGTTATCTCCGCTTTTTCTGCGATTCTCTTCATTTGAGCCACACGTAAGTTAAATGTTTCCTCGCCATGATTGAACCACTCACCCAGAGCAGTGTCAATATTCATAGCGCACGCCATCTCTTCCGTATGGGGGCACGATT